CCTTCAGGGTCGGTTGATCACTCGGCTTTTCTCAAGGACAAACTCCGCAGCGTCGCGGCGGGTTCCGGGTGCCTGTACGAGCAGGTCAGCGGGGACCTCTCGGATGTCAACTTCACCTCGATTCGCGCTGGCCTGATTGAGCTTCACCGGGAACTCGAACAGATCCAACGCAATGTATTGATCTTCCAATTTTGCCGACCGATTTGGCGGCGCTTCGTCGAGGCCCTGATTCTTTCGGGCGGCGCCGAGATGCCCGAACCGGCGCAGCTCCGGAGAATTCTACGGCCGCACTGGCAGCCTGCGGGTTGGGAGTACGTCCAGCCCGAGCAGGAGGTCAAGGCGGCGATTCGCAAGATTCGCGCCGGCCTCTCTTCGCGCAAGCGCGAGGCTGCCAAACTCGGCATCGATGTCGAGCAGCTCGATCGAGAGATCCACGCCGACAATGCGCGCGCGGAGGTGCTTGGCCTAGTGCTGACATCGAACCCTCAACAGGTGAGCGATTCCGGTGTTGGCCAAGCGAGCGACCCTTTGCGAGTCGACAACCAAACCGGCGAGGCCGAGTCCGGCGAGCCCGCGTCCAACGAGGAGGCCGCATAAGTGGACTCGACGCAGCGGGATCAACTTTTGAGTCGCGCCGCAGCTTTGCTCGATCTGCGCCCGGAAGAATTGGGCTTCGACGCCCACTGGCTGGAAGCGGCGCGCGAGGCGGCGCTCCACGCCGACGTGCCACGTCTGCAAGCCCTCAACTTTGGCTGGGGCAGCGCCGTTCGCGAGGCTGAGATCGAGGACGGCATTGGCCGCATCCAGATTTACGGTCCGCTGCTGCAGGGCTTTTTCACCGATTACACGGACATTCGAGAGGCCTTCGACACTTTCATGGATGACGCCGGCGTTCACGCCGTCGTGTTGGACATCGACAGTCCCGGCGGCCAGGTGCATGGCGCTCTATCGGAACTGGCCTCGGCGGTGCGCGCGCGTCGTTCCGAGAAACCGGTGGTTGCCATCGCGAACGAGTGGGCGACGAGCGCCGCGTATTGGATCGCCGCACAGGCGGGTGAGGTCGTGGCGGTATCGCAGTCGGCCGTGTTGGGCAGCATCGGCGTCATCGCAACGCATTTTGACTATTCCAAGATGCTCGAGCAGGACGGCATCGAGGTCACTGAGGTGGTTAGCGGCCGTCTCAAAAATGCGTTGAGCCGTTATCGACCGCTCTCCCGGGATGGTCGCCAGCTTCTCGCCGAGCTGGTGGAAACTGCGTTCCGCGACTTCATCGAACACGTGAGTGCGGGGCGGGGCCTCAGCGAGAAGGTGATCCGAGATCTCGAGGGCGGGATTTTGCTGGGTCAGGCGGCAGTCGATGCCGACCTTGCCGATCGGATCGAGAGCCTGGACGACGTTCGTGCGGGCCTCATCGAAGAAGCAACGCGGAGCGCCCTTGGGCCCTCCGCCGACCAGGAGGACACGACGATGGCGAAAACCGAAAAGCCCGCAGGCGCTGCAACCGACAAGCCCGCAGCTGCTGCAACCGACAAGCCCGCAGGCGCTGCAACTGACAAGCCCGCCGCCGCTGCATCGGACAAGCCCGCAACCGACAAGCCCGCAGCCGCGGGTGCCACGGTAGTGGACATCGAAGTCGCCCGGACGGAAGCCCGAGCGGAAGGCCGCAAGGAAGCCGAATCCGAGGCGGCCGAGCGGTCCACGGCGATTCGCCAGCAATGCGAACTCGCCGGCTGTTTGGATCGCTTCGCTGAGTTTCTCGGGTCCGACATGGATCTCGAGGCGATTGGCAAAAAGATTCTTGCTGACCGTGTCGAAGGTGCCGGTGGCGAGATCGATGGCCATCACGCCGATGCGGGCGCAGACAGAGAGCCGACGATCGACACCGGCGCGGTCTATAAGCGCTGGAATAGCGCGGAGGCATTCGCCGCAGGAAAGACCGCCAACTAAATCCGTCCACTCACGAAATCCATTCACACGCCTAGCCAGGCACGCAAAAGCGTGTCGCAGGAAGGGGAAATTTCATGACCGTTCTCACCGAGCCTCAGCACAACGCGGCCGTCGTAGTAGCGCTCGCCGCTGGAAATCGATCACTCAAAAAGGCGACGATCCTCGCGGGATCCGGATCCGCCCGCGTCTTGCTCTCCGGCGAGGTGCTCTCGAAGCAACTCGCAGGGACGGCAGCCTCCGCGGCCGCCGGCATTGGCGGTGGCGCCAACACGGGCGACGGCACGATGGGGGCCGTCACAGTCTCGGGTGCCGCGAAGCCGGGCGTTTATGCTCTCCGGATCATCGAGCTGGCCAGCAACGCGGGGACCTTCATCGTCACGGGCCCGGATGGCAAGGTGGTCGCCAGCGGCACCGTCGCGGTGGCCTTCGATGCGGGTGGACTCGCGTTCACTCTCGCGGATGGCTCGACGGACTTCGCCGCCGGCGATGGTTTCGACATCACCGTGACCGAGACGACCACGAAGTATCTCGCATTCGATCAGGACAACGCGGACCCGGAGAACGTGCCCGCGGGCATCCTGCTGGCCGACACCACCGCACCGGACGGAACGGACGTTTTGGCAACCGTGATCGTCCGGGATGCCGAGGTGCACCAGACCGAGCTGGTTTGGCCCAGCGACATCACCGGTGCCGAGCAGCTCGTCGCTGAGGCCCAGCTCGAGACCCTGCTCGGAATCATCGTTCGCTAATCCGAGCGCCAATTTTCACCATTTCAGCGCCAACTATCACCATTTCAGCGCCAACTATTGACAGTCAACGTGCGCCGTGAGACGGCGCGAGAAGGAGATCGCCATGCCGGGTTCTGATGTCTTCGCCGCCGCCGCCGCCAGTCGCGCATTTTCGATGCGCAGTTTGATGGCTCGCCTCCTGGACGCTGCGCACATTCCGCAGCGCCTCGGGGAACTCAACCTCTTCACGGCTCGCCCGATCGCGACCCTGAAGGCTTCAGTCGAGAAGATGGGGAACACCCTGACTCTCGTTCAGACGACGCCACGCGGCGGTCCGGGCGTGCAAAACACGAAGGATGGTCGCGAACTCGTCGACATCCCGACCGCACGGATCGCGCTTGACGACACGATCAACGCCGACGAGGTCCAGGACGTTCGCGAGTTCGGGTCCGAGGACATGCTGAAGCCCTTCCAGAGGGAAGTCGACGAGCGGCTCGTGCGGATGTCGAACTCGATCGAGGCGACCCTCGAGCACCAGCGCATGGGTGCGTTGAAGGGACTGGTGCTGGACGCCGACGGGTCGACGCTGCTGGATCTCTTCGCGGCGTTCGGCGTGTCCGCCCAGAGCGAGGTCGATTTCGACCTGGACAACGCGACCCCGGCCTCCGGCGTGCTGCGGAAGCTCTGCGCTGCGCAGGAGCGCGTGATCAGGACCGAACTCGGGGGACTGCCCTATCGCAATATCATGGGAATCACGTCGCCGGAGTACTTCGACGACCTGATCGCACACCCCGAAGTTCGCGAAACCGTGAAGAACTTCCCGGCGGCGTTGAGCCTGCGGGAAAGCGGTGTCGGCGCAGGGGGAAACAGTCAGCCGGTGATGCAGCTGCAGTTCGGCGGGATCACGTGGGAGGAGTACCGGGGCTCCGTCGGCGGCACGAAATACGTGGCGGCCGACAAAGCCCATCTGTTCCCGGTGGGCGTGCCGGATCTTTTCCTGACCGCGTATGCACCGGCGGAGTACTTCGACACGGTGAATCGTCGAGGGCTGCCCCGCTACGTGCGGCCGAATCCGGAGAATAAGGACAACGATTCCCGCCGGACCTATCGCGTGCAGTCGCACCCGATGTCCATCTGCACGCGCCCTCGGACGCTCATTCCGTTGAAGCGCACGTAAGCCGAGCGGATGGCGGAGTGGCCGGCAATTGAGGACCGGATCAACCGTGCGATTGTGCAGAGTCCACTTTCCGAGGTGGTCACCTACACGTCGCACGGTGGCACGCCCCGGTCGATTCGTGGGGTGTTCAACCCCACGAGTATTGAGGTGGACGCGGAGACGAGCGCCCTGGTTCGAACGAACCGGGTCGTTCTCTCCGTGCGTCTCTCCGAACTCGAAAAGGATCCAGATGCCGGCGACAACCCGGACGAGGTAACCGCCAGGGGTGTGGCGTATCGCGTCGTCGACGTTGAGCGGATCGGCGACGATTGGGCTGAGCTGCATCTGCACGTGAAGGCGACCTAATGCACCCGCGGAGGAAGATTCGGGATTTCGTAGCGGCGGCACTGAATGCCAACGAGCACATTTCGCAAGTGGTCGATGTGTCGCGGGCGATCCCAATTAGCACGGCCAAGCTCCCGAGCGCTCAGGTCTATACGGGTCGCGATCGAGTGGAGTCGCTCTACAGCGAAGCGCCGCGCATTGAGAAGCGGATTGTGGATCTGCGCGTGGAACTCCAGGTGGACGCCACCACGGCGCAGCGGGCGCAGGATGTGCTCGACGATATCGCCGAGCAGGTGACCTTTTCGATCCTCGAGGACGAGACCCTTGGCGACGTTGCCGAGCGCACGGAGTACCGAGAGTCGGTCCCGGGGGTTGATGCCACGGGCGATCGCAACATTGTCTCGCTCACGATTGCCTTCGACGTGACGTATTCGCACGAATACCCGGACCGTCCGCTGCCCACCATGGACGGGTTCGACGTGGATATCGATATTGAATCCGAGACGGTTGACCAGATTGAGGCGCAGGCAAAGCTAGATCTGTAGCCACCTTGATTCGAGGAGTTTTGCGATGCCCAGACTGCGAGTTCGCCCGCGACAAGTGACGCCCGAAGAGGCGATTACTTTTGATTCCAAGAAGTCCGCGCGACTCCGTGTCATGGATCCGATGACGATGCGCCCGCTGTCCGACGCGGGGGCTTCCGTCGTCCAGAGTAGCTATTGGGTGCGGCGCCTCCGGTGTGGGGACGTCGAAGAAGTGAAGCCGGCCTCCCGCACGCGGGGCAAGTCAGGTGCGGGTTCTCAGGGGGAATAATCGATGACCATCGACTTCAATTTGATTCCGGTATCGCTTCTGGTTCCGGGCGTTCTGGCAGAAATGGATTCGTCGAAGGCGAGTTCCGGCCCGGTTCGGCAGCCCTATCGTGCGCTGATTCTGGCCCAAAAGACGTCCGGGGGCTCGGCGACTGCCGATGTCGCGGTCAGCCTGCCGACCGCCGAAGACGCCAACGCGTTTTTCGGTGAGGGTTCGATGGCGGCCCTGATGGCGATTGCCTTCCGAGAGCGGAACGCGTTTACGAATCTCGACGTGATTCCGCTTGACGATGACGGCGCCGCCGTGGACGCCACGGGGAATTTCCTGTTCGCGGGTACCGCGACGGCCGCGGGTGTCATCTACTTCTACATCGGCGGCGTGCGCCTCATGGCCGCAGTGGCGGTGGACGACGACGCGGAGGCTGTGGCGACCGCGGTAGATGCGGCGATCACCGCCGCCGAGGG